AACCCTCAAAGATATCAATCTCAGGTGGCCAACTATCAGATGCCCATAACCAAAAAGCAGGCCATATTTTTTTAGCAGATGGTAATTTAGCTTCTATTTCAAAATACCCATAATCAAAATCATCAACACTTGATAATAAACCTACCCCATATTTAGATTCTCCAATATTAGGAAATACTCGTGGATTATAATGGGTTTCTAAATGAGCATACCCCCAATTATCAACCTTAACACATTTTGGATCATACCATACATAAGCTTTGTCTGGGTGTATGTCTCCCCATCTTTCTCTCGTTTGCCATTTATATCCTGACCATTTTATTTTACTCATGTCCATATAATCTATAATATTGTGTACCTGTTTTAGTTTCACCATGTTGCCAATCTAAATTAGACCCCATTAATCTATCTAAATCTTGAGCCCTTTGACTGGAAATAAGGTAGTCAATTGTATTTTTCATTACAATTATCAAAGTGAAGATAATATTTGTTCCCGTTTAATTGTATTGTTTAATTTTTCTAAATCATTTAATGTTAAATGTATAGAATCAACATAACGTTTTCTATTCTCATTAATTAACTGTTTAGCTACAGTCTCATTTTTACACTCAACAATATTTAAATCAAGATTAACTTGATCCCTTGATATAACATAACATCCATTTTCCATTTTTTCTTTTTTAAAATTTAGATTTAAACCCAAAATCATCCATTGAATTCTCCTCACCAATTTCTTCAACCACAAACGGAACCCCATAACGAAATAATATAGTCTCATCTTGTACCACACCCATTTTAGTATGATGTGTAAACGTTTTACCATTATCTACATTAGTAATCTTAAACATAACTTAATTTATTAAAGTAGTATCAGCATTTAAACCACCATTACTGCAACATGATAATAATATTGAATTATCCGTTTCCAATGTCATAATATATTCCATTAAATCAGCATTTTCCTGCTCTAAATCAAATATTTTATCTACGTGTGTAGCGTCTTGTGTCTTACTATTCTCTAATAATTGAGTTAACGCCTTATTCTTTCCGAACAACCAAGTAATACTAGCCATAGCCAATATTATTGTTACCATTATAAACCTTCTTTGCATACTATTTTTGTTTTAATTTAGTTAAATAATCATTATATTTCAGAAATAACTCACGATCAATATTATTTACCATACCAAACATAAGTGCTGTGTTAATTATTTTACTACGCTGCTCCACAGCACACTGCTCAACATACTTGGTATGTTGTTGTCTTCTAATATATGGTATTTTACTCTTTTTTCTCAACGTCATTATTTTCTAAATAATCCCCCTCAATTTTATTAATAAACTTCTTAAAATCTTGATCTTTATCAGCTGTTAATCCACCAACAGTATAAATCTTATCATCTTCCTCTGACCATGGTCCTTGCTCATCTGCACGTTCCAAAAAATCTAACACATCGGGATCATTAGCCCAATCATTTTCATCAACTGGGTTATCATTAGTCAAATATTTATTTTCCCATCTATCCATATAACCATGAAACCAACCTCTCAATACTTGAAATATCATTCCTAAAAAGGTACTAATAATAACAATTGAAAATACCCACACTACAATTTCCATTACTTGAGATCCCATACACTTGGTTTTTTACGTTTAATACGTTTAATTTTTTTCAGTAATGGTATATTAACATTATCCCAAAATACCCACCAATTACTCTTCTGTTTCTTCGTCTTCATCTATACCATATTCTGATTTAACAAACGCTAATTCTTCTTTAGTAAACGACTCTGGATCATCTGAAATAATATTCTCTACATTAGAGGCAAAATACTCCTCAAACTGATCATCCAAATAGACATCATCATACAAATACTCATCAATATAAACTGAATACCCTTGTTCTAGATTTTCCATTATTCGATCCGCAACATCTGAATCATAATAATGCACATCCTCATTTATAGAAGGATGCTGATCATCAAAAGTAACAATAAACAACTCATACCCATCTGCTGTAGACTCTGTATACGCTTTAACATCTGCCTTATCCCAATCATTCATATCATGATACATTTCTGTATCCAAATAATCAAGCACTATTTTCTTAAAATTTATATCCATAACTCTTATTTTGTTTTAACTGTTTTATTTTCATTTATATTTTCTAATGTTGGGAAATATCCAAGTTTTTGAAGGTCTTTAAATCTTTTCCTAATAGATCTATATTTCATTAATCTTTGGCCTGTATGTTTATGTAAAGCTATCTCATCAAATGAGATTTTTGCTTGCTTATATAAATCTCTATTGGTAATTCTCCATGAAAAACTCATAGAAGTATAACCTAAATCCTTACATAATTCTTTCTGGTCATAGTAAGGAGATTCTATTAATTGTGCTTCTCCATTAATCTTAACATAATGAAAATTGGAGTGAAATTGGGGTAATCTTGTTTTATTTCTCATATAACTGGTTTTTTATAACTTTTATTTTAATATACGAACTATTATTTAAATATCCAAACTATCCTTACTATTTTTTGAAAGTTCTTTTTGAACTTTATACCAATAATGGATTGTTCTTTTTCTTAAAGGACCTTTAGGTCCTCCATTCCATGAACGAGCAATTATCTCATTACTATGATCTTTATGGTGAAAATTCTTCCATATTAAAAACATTTCAATAGATTTCTTATGGCTGTATCTGTCCTTATTTTTGTATTGCGTATTATCGCCTAATATCGCTAGTATACGGTTAACTTCTCGCACCATAATAGGACGAATCTGTAAACACCCCACAGATGGAATTATTAAATGTCTATCTCCAATACAACTATCATTTCCATTGCTTTCTACTTGAATTAAAGCGTTAATTAACCTTAAGTCTTTATTAATCTTAGGTTCTTCAACATTAATTTTTTGTGGAAGATCATGATATATTTTTAATAAATCTGTTTTATTTTTATTAGCACCTAACATTATACATAATGCTGATACCCCAGTGAGTACTATACTTCTTATCATAATTTATAATTTAAAATGGTAATTCAACTTCATTCATACCCATTTGGGTAAATAGACCTTCTATTTTTTTAGTTGGTTCAGTTATATTTTTTAATTTTCTAGTTTGTAAATTTGCAAAAGGACATTCAAAAATTTCAATTACTCTCGAATGATCCCCATCCATATCCCTTTTAATACTATGAGCCATTTGTCTAGCCATATAATCATTTTCAGCATAAACATATGTATCTATTACAACAGCGTATCTTTTTTGATTTTTCATCCTTTTTATTTACAAATTAAACATTCTTTACCATAACTTATTTTAGTATTCTTACAAAGACCACAATAAATAACTGTGCCTGATGTTGAGGCATGGTGAAACATTTTATTATATATTATATCCAATCTATTTTGGATATTTGATTTTACTTTATTTGTCATAACCTTTATTTATTTATTTACGTCGTAAATATACGAAGGCTCCCTTGAGGAGCCTAGTATTTTTGTGGAAGTCTTTAATTTAACTTTTCATACCTTCTATTCTATTTTCTAGGGGGGTGTTAATATGTTTATTAATCTCTTCCGTATTCGAAATTAACACCAAATTCTTCACCTATCCTTTGTAGAGCTTCTTCTGCTGCTTCTTTAATATCTTCAAATTCACCTACATGGTGGATGTTTCTAACTACTTGATATAAGTCATCAAATTGAGATTCTAGTATGTCTGTATCTTCTTTTAATGATCTATCACCCATTCTTCCTATTAAAGATGAAGATTTTGATTGGTCTTCTCTTTCTCTATCCATCATAGCCTTGATATCTTTAATTTTATCTTTTTCTGGGTGATTTTCTAAACGTTCTGCTTCTTTAGCTTTTTCAAACTCCAGATCTTTGGGACGCATTTTATCTTCTATTAAAGTTCCTTTTTTTAGGAAGTCTTTATAATTAAATTCACTCATTTTTATTTATTTAATTGATTTGTATATTCTTGTTAATTTAGTTTCAAATGCAGGTGATGCTGATTCCCTTTCAATTGATTCATCTCCTATTGTTTCTGGATTACCTGAATCTGTAACATCAAGATCAAATGATTCTTCCTTTATTTTATGTTTTTGAATTAAATGTTTTAAATCAATTTTAAATTCAGTATCAGGATCTACTTTAATATCATCTTTATCTGTATCTTTAGGAGCTTTATATTCAAATTCTTCATCTTCAGTTAATTGTAATTGATCTTCAGAATATTCAAATGTTTCACCATCTGCATTTTTAACTCTATAAGCTTTTAAATCAGAAGCAAACATATCTCTAACATCAATTATTTCCATATCATCACCACCAGATTTAAAAGTAACTTTATCTCCAATTTTAAATTCTTCATTCATATAATCAGATGTTTCTCTTCTACGTTTTGCGTAGTCCGTTTCAAATTCTTTTTCTGTCTCTCTATTCGCATAACTTAGCATCTCTTGCTTTTGGGCAATACTTAATTCCATCCAAGGTTTGTCATACTCATCTCTTGCAATCTTATCCCATTTTTCATCTACTTCATTTACTGATTCATACATTCTTAAATCATCAATATCTTTTTGAATTAATTCCCTTCTAGAATCAATATCATTAAGTCTAGAACCATAGTCATCTGCTATTTCCCCACCTTCAGGTTCTGCTTCTTGCTCCATATCTATCATTAGTTGAGCTCTTTCATCTTTTAGATCTTGAAGTTCATTTTTTAAACCTATTTCAGCATCTAATTTATCCATAAAATTGGAACCATATTTTTTATCTAATGCTGCTTGTCTAGCCATTTCTTTTTCATCAGCCATTTTAGCTGCTCTTGCTTTCATTAAAACAGGATCATTCATGTCTTCATCTAATTCATCTTTAGGCTTATACTCATCATACATTTTATCTAAATCTGATTTGTATGCTAAAGCTCTTGCAGGTACTTTTATTACATCTCTTTTACCTAGTATAGCAGAATCTTCTAATGGTCTAATGTAAATCATATTTCCATCACGACTCATAATTATATGCTCTTCTCCATCGTATATTACAATGTCTTCATCATCATATTCATTTTCATTTAATAGCTTACCTTCAGCTAAATATTTTTTAAAATCGAAATTATCCATTTTTATTATGTTTATTGTTATAAATATATAAGATTTGAGTTAGATAACTGGAATTTAATTTTTATCTTGATAATTTAATTCGCTACTACCTCTAATTTTTTGTGAAATTTTCTTTCTAGCTTCAGTTACTTCAGATTCAACTATACCATTTCTGCCTTCTGCTAATACTCTTCGATTAGTTCCGTAAGCATATAATGGGCCTTCATAGGTTTCTTCGTTGATACGTCTTTTACCATCCCATGATTTAAAATCGTTGCATGTTACTCGATGCCATCTTTTACATCCGACTAAATATACTTCTAGGTTAGCGCTGGTGTTAAATAAATATTCTGGTTTATCTGTTAATCCTGTCTTTTCCATTATTTTTTATATTTAATGTGTCATTAGTATTAATTTCTAGCAATATTTGTTGCTTTTTCTTAGGTCTTTCATTTTTATGATAATCAATTAATGAACCTAGTATAGGTACAACAGCAAGTAAAAACCAAACTAATGCGGTTCTCATATTACTATAACTTTTATTTGATTAGTAACGGTTTCACTTTCACCTATATCTGTATTAAATTCAGTTTCTATAAATATATTTATGGTATCTCCAATCATTTCATTATCAAGTAAAATGTTTTGTGTTGGTTTATAGTTATATTTTGAATAAGATCCTAGTAAAGATTCAGTATAGGGGCAATCAACACACAAGTTTTTTGGATATTGATATCCTACTACATTTAATGGAGAATGTTGGTTTAAAATATTGCCAATTGTATAAGTATAATTATCAAAAGTAATTGGTGTATTGAATGTTGCATCATTAAACCAACCTAGATAAGAATACATTGGGGTTTGGAATTGGATTGAATCAGTAAGTATCCAATAATCTGAATCATATTTAACTTCAACTAATGGAACCCCATTTATTACATATTCATCATTTAATTCTGATAGTTGTCCTTTAATTTGGAAATAATTTAATCCATCCCATTTAATTTCATAATATCCATTTATACTTTGGAGTGGTAACCCCTGATAGACAACTTCAAATTCTGTATCACAATTGCCATTACACGCAGTGGCATAAATTGTTTGTTTTGTACATGATGGATGTAGACATAATACTATTACTAATACTATTAATGCTAATATTGTTTTTTTAAAATCTTTCATAACCTTTATTTTTTTAACTTACGATGTAAATATACGAACAATATTTCAGGTAACCAAATATTTACGCAATTTCCTCAAACTCAATGGTGGGAACTGAATTAACAAATAAATAGTGGGTATTATCTTGTAATACATGATCGCAATTAATCCAATCCCTATATTTTTTTACCCAATCCATATCAAGAAAACGGTCTTTCTTAAATTTTCTTTTTAAGACCCATAATTCATCTCCATGATTTATAAACTTTATTTCCATAATACTTGGATGCAAATTAATATTAATGCTAGTGATAATGATATAAATGTTTTAGTAGTAATGCCTTCGCTAAAAAAATGATTGACTAGTAAGGCATAAACCACCATTCCAATCCCAAATCCAACAAATCTTGCAGGCCATAATAAGCCATCTAGACCAAGTACTGTATATTTAGTAGCCCATATAAAAAAATAAGAACATGGTATCCCTATTACAGCCATTATCCATTCATGTTCTTTAGCCCAATCCCACTTAAACTGGCTATTTAATTGAAACCAGGCTAAAATATGACCTGCCATCATAAACAATATCCCGTATACTAAATTCATTTAAATAAATCTTTTAAATTTTTAATAAATAGCATAATTGTAATAGGCCATAAAGTTATATTAAATACTCTATCAAACCAATCAAAATTAGTTGATTTTTCATCTTCTACAAATTCTTTAGCTTGTGTTAAAAATTCTACCAAAAATGTAATAGTAAAACCTATTGTAAAATATATTAAAATGTAATTCATAATGTATGTTTTATTTCTTCAATTAATACTTCCAATACTTCTTTAGCTAAAGATGGATACTTATCTTCTAATAATAAATCAATTTGAATTAACTTATCATATAATTCTTGAGGATTCATATTGCTAAATTTAAGTTATTTAATTCTTCTAATGTAGGTTCTCTATCCTCCATTTCAAATTCATCTTCATCTTTATAAAAAGAATCTTCAACTTCATCCTCTTTTTCTAATTTCCAAGCTATATCTTGAAGTAAACCAGCGTTTTCAATTAATGACCAAATTCTTTCTTTCCATAAATCTAAAGAAACATCTTCTATAATGTAATCCCAACCAAATTTACGAGTTAATACTCCTAACATTTCAACAAATTCCATTGACATATTATCTAATTCTCCCTTAATAGGGAAATTAGTTCCATATTTATCTGAACCATTAGTATTTGCTTTATAAATTCCTTTAATTTTTATCCATTTTGGGGTAACATACGATTTTTGCATCTTCATAACTTTTATTTTTTGTTTTTGTTTATTTAAAATTTGTACCAATCTTCTTCTTTTTTTATTGCTTCTAATTCAAATGGGTGATTATCATATTCATACCCTTCTTCATCATATAATCTCTTCATTTCATCTCCATCTTGAAGGTAATGAGTGTATTCATGTATTAGTGTTTGAATAACCCATTTTTCATTTATTGCTTCTGGGTAATAAATCCAGATTGTATTTGTTTCACGCTCAAAATCAGCTGCAGGCATAAAATCACCTTCAGCTTCATTTATTCCTGTAATACGAGCCCAAATACTATGATGATAATCTACTTTAGGTGTTTCACCATTAAATTTAGATTTACCATAATATTCTTTTATTAATGGATAAACCTCATTTACTATATTTTCAACTTCTTGCTTATACATTACGCTATATTTAAAATTATAAATTTAAAACCTAACCATGCTACATAAAGCATTGCTACTAATAATATAGAATCTCTAATTGCTCTAAATTCAATTATATTATTGTTGATATATTCTAACATTTTTTTCATAACCTTTATTTTTTTAACTTACTCGGTAAATATACGAACCCTATTTCAGGTAGCCAAATATTTACGCAATTACTTTAAATGTTTTTTTAATACAATCATCAATATGAACTGTAGTGGTTGCTTTATTAGCACCCTGAATTAAAACATTATTACCTTGAATTCTTTTAACTTTAAATGTATCAGTTCCAAACTGAAAAACACTTACTAAATCATTTATTTTTATCATAACCTTTATTTTTTTAACTTACGATGTAAATATACGAACCCTATTTCGCTCCTCCAAATATTTTGTGCTTTTTCTTGTAAGTTTCTATAAAACTTGCACCTACCCCCACATCTAATATTTCTGCCTTTTCAGGTACACCTGGTAATTTATCAGCTGTTAATATGTAGTCAATATTTTCATTTTTCCATATTTTCATTTTTATTTTAGCATTTGAACGATTAGATGTTTTAAATACCATTACTACAGGTTGCTTAGCATATGCCTTACCTTTTTCAGCTTTGATTTTTGGTGCTTTCCAACCTTTTGGAGGTGTATTATCTACTTTCCAAGCCCCAAATTGGTTTTTGCTTTTATCATAATGCCATTTTGAAGTCCATCCTAATTCTGGTTTAGTTGGAACTTCATGATGTATTTCAACCCATTTTTCTCTTACTTCAATATTTTCTTTTGGTCTACCTCTTTCCATTTTTATATTTGTTATTTTTATAATCTCCATCTTTATGGGATTTTATTGCATGACACGTTTTACAAAGTAATTGATAATTATCGGGGTGTTCTCCTTCTTGTGTACCTTTTAATTTTGAATTTATATGGTCAACATCCATTACTGAGCTTAAAATATTAACATCAATATCAGGATATTTTTCAATATAATTATCTTCACAATGTTCACATTCTAATTTACCCATTGCTATTCGTTCTGCTTTATAAAATAACCAAGGCCTGCTATTAGCATTTCCTGCTCTTTTATAATGTAATGAGCAGTAAGTTTTTGGTTTCCCATTTAAATAAAACCTATCGTTTTTATTACACCAACTTACTTTACACATCTTTTACCTTTTTTGGTTCCTTTATTTTTTGTTTTTATATTATTCATCTCATTATAGACTTCCCAATATAAAGACGATTGTTCTTCACAATAATATCTACCTTTTCTTTTCACTTTTTAACTTTTAATTCCATTGCTTTGATATGCTTACATCTTCTATCTTTTGCTCTCCATGTACCAGGACAATCACAATATATCTTACCTGAATCTGGGAAATATCTAGTTATATATTCAACATCACTTGAGCTACTCATACTAGTTTCTATAATTGGGTCCTTTCGTTTTACAACTTTTGGTTTGATATTTTTAATATCATCTAATGTTGTTTCAGGATGTACCTTTTCCATTGATGGTAATATAAATTTATCACCATTAGCATCTGTATACAATGAAGCACTTAAATATGTGTGTTTCATTTCATAGTAAAATCTTTGTACATTTACAAATTTACCATAACCAGATGGATTAAATGAAAATTGTGAGGTAGGACTATGAACTATTCTAGTTCTTAGATTACCATGCTTGTTTAAATTTTGAAATTTGAATAATGCCATTATTTATCTAGTATGGTTTTTATTTTTTCTAGATGAAAATTGCTTACCTCTTGATGTATTTCTACCATCTGCACCTTCTAATTCCATTTCTTGGAATGTTTGAATTGTTAAATCTTGAAGACCATACCCAGCTGCTTTAACTGCTTTAATTAAATTTGCAGGAGTTGCATAATTACCTGGTAATAGTGATTTACTTGTTTTTTTGGATTTTGCTATATATCTAATCATAACCTTTATTTTTTAATTATAAGAGCTAATTTATTTTAAATTACGCCAACTCTATTAAGGCAATTTCTTATTATTCTCATAAGTGAGGTTATTTCACAACTTGTGCTACTCATAACTACGTGGTAAATATACGAAAGCTCCCTGCGGGAGCCAAGCGTATATGCAGAAGTCTTTATTTTCTTTTACCAAATTTTGGGTTCTGTTTAACAGGTTTTCTAAAACTTTTTATAAACCAATCTCTCCAAATATCAATTTGTCTAGTATTTTGTCTAGGTGAATTTTTACTCATAACTTTATTTTTTATTTTTGATTAATAACTACGATGGTGAGTATGTCCTACTACTTTCCATACTCTTCTTTTTGTTGGTTTGTCACTATAACTTTGGTGTGGTTGGGTATAATTTAATTTTTTAACTATTCTGTTGCACTTCCATCTCTTATATTGTGTACATGAATGTAATGAAAATATTAATATAACCCAAATTAATTTTTTCATTTTCCTTGACCTCTATATTTTTTCTTATAATTTCTAGAACTTTTTAATTTAGAAGACTTTGATTTTGAATGTATACCTGGTCTTTTCTTTTTACTAACCGAGGGAGTCCCATTTTTCATTTTTACCATTTTATTGTTTTTTTAGTTTTTGTATTGCTTTATTTATTGTATGACACGTTTCATAATCTTCTTTTATTTCATGAACTTTTAAACATTTTTCAAGTACAGGTATAAAACTTTGTCTATCTACTGAGTAATTAAATGTTTTGTCACTATTTGAAATATAAATTTCTAAGGCAGGAACCCACCTTCGTGTTGTATTTAGGTTATCTAATATTGACATAGCTATAGCTTGGGAGATTGATAAATCTTGAGAATAAATCTCACTTAAATCATCAAGTGTTTCTATATTTACTAAATACGCCATTTTAAAATTTATCTAAAAAATCACCTTTGATGTTTTTTTGTTTTAATTTATTCATTTTGTCATCTTCATCTAACATCTTTTTTGCTAATTTCTCTAGATGTCTGGATTTTTGAGCATCATAATCTTTTATAAGTTTATCATGTTTCTTTCTATACTTCATACTCTTGAAATTATATCATATTCATCATCGTTAATATCTCCTAAACCAAGTTCTTCTAATCTTTGTTTAGTATATTCATCTACTTCCCAATCAACTTCTCCCTGGTTAACTGGTTTATGGTCTTCAATACCCTCAATTTGTTTATTAGTAAATAAATCACCTATTGATAAATAGTAACAATTATAGCAAAGAAATTGAATATTCTCTTTTCTATAGTTTTTTTTATTATTATCCTTAAAATGTAACAATAAAGGCATTTTATAGTCTAATACCCTTCTTTCTTGAAATCCACAACTATTACATTTTTCTTCTAAGTGTCCATCAGTAACTAATCTATATTTTATTTTTTCTGGTGAAAATGAAGATGCGTCTACTCTGCCTTCTATTATATCTAATAAAGGAGGTTCTTTTCCACCACCATTTAAAAATTTAGGAATTCCTACACCTGCTTGATTTAAATGCTGAGCAAATAAAGATTTATATTCTTCTTTATTTGATTCATATAATTTAGCCCATTTTTTATAATGTTGATAAGAAACATTTAAATACCTTGCCGCTGCTCTATTAGACTTAGTCTTATTCATAGCAGCCAAAATCATTTCTTTTGTTAATGGTTTTGGTTTGGGCATTAATCTGTTTTTATTATAGTAAATGGTCCTTGTAAATTATTTTCTTCTTTATTTTCTTCAATTTTATCAAAACCTGAGGTTGCGTCTTTTTGACCATTGTATTGATCAAATTGTTCCTGGGTGACTACTTGCATTTCATTCCAAGTGTGGTCACCTGTCCCATTTGTTGTATTAATAGCTCTATATGCTGATGTAGTTGAACAATTTACACAAACATGATATCCAAATTTGGTTAATCTTAACTCTGGCATTGGTTCCTTGCAACTTTTGCAAGGTATCATTATTAAATTTTCTTTATTCATAACTTATAATTATATGTAACCTTTTAAAAAGATGTAATTGGTGAGTCTCCTCCGGTTCTATGTCTTCCTTTTATTTGTTTAAATAGTTTTTGAGGAGTATCAATAATATGTTTTTTTCCATCTTCATCTTGTAAATATTCTATTTCCCCATTTTCATCAGTTCTATTAAGTACATACCACATTATCAATTCTGTAGCATCTTCTCCGTATAAAAATCTAAAACTATTTTCAACTACAAACCACAACCCATCATTTATTTTATTTAAATCTATCCCTGCGGTTTCGTATATTTTATTCTCCATTTCAAAAGTTTCATCTAACTTTTTAATAAATAAACAAAATACTTTTTCTTCAGTAGCATCAATATTATCTTTGAGTTTTATTTCAGATCCTAATATCCCATTAAATAGATTTTTTAAATCATCACTCCAAGGATCATGTATTTCTTTTTTTGACATTTTATACTTCTTCTATTTTAAATAACTCTAAAAAGTTTTTTATACTTAATTGTTTTTTTTCAGCTGCCTTTTTTATTGCTTTTTCTAAATTTTGGGCCTCAATTTTTCCCATTGGTTCTTTTAAGGAATCTGATAAAGAATAGTATTTGTATTGTGTCATATTTTTTCTATTAATTGTTTTATTTGGTTACACTTTTCAAAATCTTCATCCTCAGCATATGAATTCATAACTTTATTTAATACACTTTTAAAATTCTTCCGTTCTAGTTCTATTATTAAAGATAGATTAAATATATTAAAAATTTCTATCTTTTCCAAATCATTTTCTAAAGCAAATTCTATTTCTTCTAATGTACGTTTTAATATAAATGATTTAAATTGATCACTTGATGCTAATTCATCTAAATCTTTTTTAGTATTATATGTGATTTCAATTTGGGTTACTTCTCTATATGTTTCTTTATCCATAATATTGGGGGATTGAAGGTTCATTTTATAAATATTTTAAATTTGTAGAAGAATTATGTTTTATATAACTTCCCCACTTATATTGGGAATAATCATGTCCATTTTGTTCTGCACGTTGTCTCTTTTCCCCATTTGTTGAAACTGAAGCAAAATGATAGAAATGACAATTATACACTCTTGATGATCTTATTCCTGATAGGTTACATTTAAGAAAAAAATCCCAATCGGCTACCATACCTAATTCATAATTCTCATCCCAACCCCCAATTCTTATATAATCTAATTTTTTCATATAAATGGGTAATGTTGAACCTGCTATATCCATTTTATCTTTTGATATTGCACTTTCATATGAAATAAAATCATTTAAATTAAATAACTCAACATCAGATCCAAAATCTTTTATATGAAATTGAGGAAATATAGATGGATTAGGCTCTATTTGATTAGGGACAATCATTTGATTATCTTGAAGCTTCCAATGTTCTAACTTTAAATTCCATTGGTGTGGGAAAACATTATCATCATTTACAATTAAAATATCTTCATATTGAGCATTATAAACACCTAAATTAGTTCCTCTACATAAACCTACATTTTCTTCTAAATTTAGAATCTCTATACTATCTTCCCATTTTTCTAAGACTTCTTTATTTAAGTCATAAAAACCATCAACTACTACTATTATTTGGTTTTCTTTTGTTTGTCCTTTGATTGCAGATTCTAAACATAAATCTAACATTTCTGGATTTTTATATGTTGGTATTATTACTGAGATCATATTTCTTCCCAATTAATTGTTGGTGATAAAAGACCATCCATACAGTGTGTAGATAAGCCTGGTAAAGGTGTGAATACAAATCTTTCTCTATTTTCATTTAACCATAACCATTTATTATGATCACCTCTCATTGTGGATAATATATCAAAATCATCTTTAATTTTTTGTTTAGTTGCTATAAAAGAACCGCATGTTGATGGAGTTGTTCTCCAATGATGAGATTTAGTTGGAAATATTAATGATGTTAAACCCTCATACATTGGTAGAAAATATTTATCGTTATGATCATATAAAGATACATAATCTAATCCTTTATATGCTTGGAATAAATCAAATACTTTACTTACCCATCCTTCTACATGCATGTAATCATTTTCTAAAAAATAAATCAAGTCATCATCTTCAATTAAATCATCTGCATGAGCTAATTTAACAGTTTCCCAAAAAGACTTCATATCTTCTTTGGCTTCAATTTCTATAAAATTATGATAATGTTTTTTCTTAATCCAATTATCTTCCTTACCATCATATACTATATTAATTTTAACATTTTCATTAAATGCTAAGGTTGAGACTAAATTATCATAACACTTTTCGTAATCAAACCAACTAGGCCTATTTCTATTATCTGTTCCTTGAACATTATAATGTCTGTAAAATATATGTAATTTCATTTTTATATTTTTTTACAAGGGGTACCTACATAAATCCCACTTTCTGTTATTTTTCTTACAACACATGAAACCATTCCTATTACAACATCATTGCAAATTGTTAATTTTTCTCTAATTGTTGAGTTTGACCCCATATAAACTTTATCCCCAACAGTAACATTTCCTGATATTATAGATCCAGGCATCATACTAAGATAATCTCCTATTACACAATCATGCCCAATATGATTTCCTCTATTTAAAAGAGAATGCTTTCCCATTTTTATATTTGTAGTTAAAATTGAATTAGCACCTATAAAACTCCCTTCCCCTACTTCGATATTGCCATCCATAGTATGAGCTGAAGGATGAATATAGGTAAAATATAATGTTTTAAGAGGCATCCTTTTAACTATTTTTTCTCTTTCTTTTGGATCAGAAATGGCTACTAACATCATATGTGTTTCTGGGTTGAATTCTGATATTGGTTTTGCTTTTCCTTGTGTAGACTTGACAAATTTATCATCTACAAAAAAAACTATTTCTTCTTGCATTTGTGCTGCTACTTCACGGGCATGTCCTCCATACCCAAATAATGCTAATTTCATTGGTTATATATTTTAAATTTTGATAAATCAGGATAAGGGAGTGTTAAATCCTTGTTTTGTTTTTTAGTACCATCAGTATTATAAAACTGTCCCATTAATAATAATCCTCTAGCTGCTAATTCAGGCATCATATAAAAATTCCACCCAAGCATATCAAAATTATCATCATGATAAGAACATTCACGTCTACCACTATATCTAGCGCGTTTAAACCAATGATAAGCTTGTAGGTTATCGGTTAGTATAGCTCCGCCTTTACTTAATTTAAAATGCTTATATGGGCCAGTAAACGACACACACATATGTGTTTTAGGTTGGTACATTTCAGCTGTAAATGTTAGTGCTGAATCCCATACATTAGATCCTTTTAATTGGTAAGCTCCTGTAAGAGTTTTTGAATTTACTTTATCCCATTTTACTTTTAAACCTGCATGTATTATTTCACAAGGCACTGATGGGTAAGTTCTACTTGGGATGGTAATTGATTTTGGTTTGATACTTTTTTTAATATGATTTTCATAATATAAAGCTAGAAATAAACCATTACTCATATTATCTACAGTTACAGCATATTTTGCTCCTGTATATTTACATAATTCCTGTTCGAATTCTTCTGTTACTTTATATATTCCGTTTGCCAATTATACTCTTTTTAAAATAGTTAAACCATTATTATTTTTAAATCTTTCATGAAGTATCCAATGTGGGTTACTTCCTAAAAATTCTTCAACAGCTGGCCATAGCCCTTTCCCATCACCTTTCCATTCATCACCCCACATTTCATATGAGGTTTCATCATGAAATTCAAATGAAGTTGTATCATGAAGTATAACATATTTAGATGCTTTATTAGCATGTAAATCTAATTCTGATTTTAATTGTTTATATGCATGCCATGTATCAATAAAAAGCAATTCTGTAGGTTCAATCTCAATTTTTAAAACATTTGCTTGAGTAAATGTAAAATCTAAACCATAAGCTTCTGCTGTTTCATATACTTCATTTATATCTTGATCCCATTCTTTAGGGTTTTGAATGTCATAACTCATCATTTTTTTAGGAGCACTCCCTAAAAAAGCCCATGTTGAAATTATTCCTCTAACTCCCATTTCAGTTATATGGTTACATTCTTGCCCATATTTAATTAATGTAGGAATATGTTCATTTATATCAGATGGGGTTGTGTATAATTGATTTATTCGTTGTTCTAGTTCTATCATTTTATAAAAATTTAATAAATTCTTTTCCAAAGTTTTCTGTAACAAAATCATGGGTTTGATTTTTTTCAAATGAACCTGATATTTTATGGTTATAAGCAGATCCATTTCTACCATCTCTTTCTTTCTCAAAAAACCATTGATTATACTCTTGGTGGGATTCATTGTTAAAATTACATTCTGAAATGTCTACTATAAATCCTGGGGTTATTTTAAGTGCTCTATATCCTAAAGAATTATAATGTCTTCCAATTTTATCCCCAATAAATTTATGAGGCCAATTACTCATAGTTTTATGCCATAATGAAAATTTATCTAATCTAAAAGCAGCAAAAAATACCGTATCATAGTATTCTAGTTTTTTAAAGGTTTTTCTATTATCATAATTTTCATCTTTTACTTTATCAAAAACATAATATCCAGGTTTTCTTTCTTTATGTAACCCTAATGATCCTATTTTTGGATCCGAATTATATAATTCTATGCATTGTTCGTACCAATCTTTTTCTTTAGGTAAAACCCATCCATCATTATCTAAAAGAAGAATATGATCAAAATCATTCTCATTGTAATAGTTAGTTAATAAAGTCCAAGCTCCACCTACCCTTAAATTTTCTTCGGGGAATATTAATCCTAAATCATATTTAGATTGGTTTTCTTCCAACCATTCTCTTGTTCCATCTGTAGAACCGTTATCGCAAACTATAATTTGAGAATTTAATGGTTTGGTTTTTTGGAGACACTCTATAGTACCTTGTGTGTATGATTTTCTTTCATAGGATACTATATAAATTAATAATTTACTTTCCATATTGTATGTTAGACTTTTTATATATTTCTTCTATCAAGATAATGACATTATTTGTCTCTTCCAAGCTAAAATTATTTAAATTTCGATAAACTTCAGGATGATTAGGACATGATCCTTGATATGAACCATATGAATTAGGTTCATTTATCTTAGAATATTTTTTAGATATTTTATTATATTCATTTTTAAATCCTTGACTTAAAAAATTAGCTGATTCTATAATATTAAGAGCTTTACCTCCAATTTTAATATAACCATTAGAACCCATTAAAGTTATAGAACTTTCTATGTTATGAGGTTCTGATGCTATTGTAGATTCAATAGTACCCCCAAATTTACCATAATCAACTAGAGAATAAACTGTATCTTCAATTATAGCATCCTTATGTTTAGTAGTATAGGTTTTTGTTGACAATACTTCTTTAGGATTTCCAATTAAATATTGTAAGATATCTAAATAGTGGATTGCAGTTTCGTATAATATACCACCTCCTACATCTGGTTCTCCTCTCCATCCTGAAAAGTATTCTAAAGGTCTTTGCCACCTTTGTGTAAATGAAAATCCTCTAATTTCTCCTAATAATTTCTCTTTTAAAACTTCTTTTACTAAACTAACTGTTGGGTTTAATCTAACTTGTAAAACACAATATACTTTTTGTTTATTTTTAACAGCACAATCTTGAATTAACTTTATATCTTGAATGTTAAATGATACTGGTTTTTCTATTAAAACATCGCAACCTTTTTCTAATGCAAAAATAGCTTGCTCTTTATGTAACGAATTTGGAGTTGCTATTACAATAAAATTTAGATCTTCAGCAGCTATCATATCCTTGTAAGCCGTATGAGAAGGTACTTTATATCTCTTTCCTAAACTTTTTATTAATGAGGGTTGGATATCACATACTGAAGATAGTTTAAAATTTGAGTTAGCTTCTATTGCTTCTATATGTCTAGGAAATATCCCACCACATCCTATTATTCCTACTTTATATTTCATTTTAATTTGTTTTGATACCAACTAATAGTTTCTCCTAAACCATATGTAAAGTCAGTAAGTTGATAATTAATTAGTGATTTTATTTTTTTATTACTAGCTATATGACATTCCACATCTGCTTTTCTAGTAGGTTTGTAAACTATATCATTTACATTATAATTCATCCCCCTCATAATATTACAAATATCTTCTATAACTTCTTTAATAGTAATTTGACCATCTGTAGATATATTTACTGATTCCTTTGGTTTTAATTTATCATAAACTTTTATAATAGCATCTACAGTATCATGTACATAAATAAAATCTCTACTTTGTAATCCATCTCCCCAAATTTCTGGGGGTTTATTATTAATTAGGTTAAACATAGTAACAGGAATTACGGCAGCCAAAGGTGGTTTTGAATTTTGTCTAGGGCCATAATTATTAAACGGTCTAACTATAAAAGCATCTAAATCAAAACTATCTACCCAAGATTCTAATGCTTTATCCGCACCTACTTTTCCAGCAGCATATGTTGTTTTTGGATTTAAAGGATGATTTTCATCCATAGGTTCATAAACAGCACTACCAAATACTTCTGATGTGGAAAAATGTACTAATGTTTTAAATTTATTTTTACGTTGAAGTTCTAATAAGTTAACTATAATATTAGTGTTACAATGAAATCCATTTGCAGGGTTTAAAAAAGTATAATTAATTGGTTTTGTGGCACAATTAAAAACTATATCAATATTATGCTTATTAAATATATATTCTAAAGAAGTATATATCTCACAATCATCTTTATAAAGAATAACTCCCTGTTTAAAAGCATCTTTTAAATTATCTTCATTTCCAAGAAACATATTATCTATGACAATTACTTGTTTAGCTTCTTCTAATAATAGTCTATCAACTAAATGACTCCCTATAAATCCAGCCCCACCAGTAACTAGAATTGTACTATTTTTAATTTTTGGTCTATTTTCCATTTTTATTTTTATATTCTATAAATTTTTGGTGTAATGTTTTTTCTATATCTTCAGGAACAGATTTATAGTAAGTACCTTCTCCTAAAATTTGAGTAGGTATATTTTCTTTAAGTGATGTTATAGAGTCTACCATTAACTTCTGTTCTAAATTTTGAATTCTGATATTTAAATCAACTAATGAATCATCTTTATATATTTTAATTTCTTCTTTTAAGATGCTTTTCCCTCTATCAATTGATTTATCTATTAAATGAGTTGTTACTCCTTGTGGAATATTATCTAAAATAGCCCACTTAATATTATCTAATCCTCTATTTTTTGGAAGCAGCCCAGGATGCATATTAAGTACTCCTATAGTGAAGTTTTCAAATGCAATTGGTTTTAATATTCTTGCCCCTAATATTATACCTAAATCTAGGTTATATTCTTTTACTTGATTATTTGTTTCTTCTGAGTTATGGATTAATATTTTATAATCAATTCCATGTTGTCTTGCTATTTCTTTAGGATGGGTTAAATATAAGTCTTTAGGTGTTATTCTTATTTTTGATTTATAAAAATTTAGTTTAACTGGATCTGATGCAAATATTACTTTAGGTTTATTACCTGATATTATTAAATTGTTTATTCCTTCTTGGGTTTTCCAATGTGGAAAATTGTAAGCAAATACTCCTATATTCATTATTTTTTAATTTTATTATGATATTTTTCTCCTTTTTTTATATCTTTATTAATAAAAGTTAAAGCTCCAATTATTGCTTTATCTCCAATATTACACCCCATTTGAACTACACTATGAGGTCCAATATAAACTCCATTTCCTATTTTTGTAGGGTTATATTCTATTTTTTCTTTACCTAAAGAAGTTGACCATTTTACAGTATGATGAGTATAAATTTGAGCCCCTGCTGATATAGAACAATAATCACCTATCTCTAATCCACCACTTCCATCTAATACAACATTAGGCCCAATCCAACAATTTTTACCAACTTTAACATCTCCTAAAATTAAAACATTATCGTAAACTGAAGTACCTTCTCCAAACCCTTCTTTTTTACCTCTTTCCCATCTATCATTGAGATAATCCCCCAAAGAAAGACTTCTATTATATTTAGATTTTTTATTTAGGTATAACCTATTATAAACCTTTTTATATATTATTAAGAATAAATTTTTCAATTTTTTTACATATTTTTTTAACATTTACTCCTCCATAACATGGTAATGTTATTGTATTTTGTTCTAAGTATAAAGCATTAGGTTGAACCTTATTATATTTTGTTTTATAATAAGTTGTATTACTTAAACAATAAGTTCCTAATGTTGATTCTATCCCACAAGATTTTAAAAATAAAATTAATTCATCTCTTTTTATATCTTTAGGGACTTGAAAAATTACAGATTGAATATTATGAAAAGCCCCAAAGCTTAAAGTTTGAGGTGTAAAACCTAAAGGTGTTAATAAATTAATATATTGGTTTTTTATTTTATTTCTAGAAAATATAACTGAATTGAGTTTTTTTAAACTTTCAATTCCCATTACAGCTTGAAATTCAGTCATTCTATAATTATATCCAGGTTGGATGAAGTCTAATTTATTATTATTGTAAATAGCTCCATGATTTAATTTTACCTTAAGTAAATCGGCATATGCTTTATTATTTGTAGTAATTGCACCTCCCTCTCCTGTTGTTAATAATTTTCTTGGATGAAAACTAAAACAGGTTAAGTCTGCTATAGAACCATTTTTTTGATTAAATTCACTACTACCTAAGGCACATGCTGCATCTTCTATAAGAGGTAGATTATGGCCTTGGCATATATTTTTTATTGAATGGATATTAGAAGGATTACCTAAAGCATCTACAAACATTACTGCTTTTGATTTTGGAGTAATTTTTGAAATTAAATCCTTAGTATCCATATTATATGTTTTAAGATTAACATCAACAAATATAGGAACAGCACCCATATTTTCTATGACATTAGCACTTGCGGGGTATGAAAAATCAGAAACAAGAACTTCATCACCTGGTTGGATATTAATAATTTCTAAAGATAAACTTAAAGCAGTTGTAGCTGATGTTGTTAAAAAAGAATAATCACATTCTATATAATTTTTTAAATCATTTTGGAATTGTTCTACATATTCCCCTTTAGTAAAGAACCCTGTTTTAAATATTTTTCTAAACTTCCTATTAATATTTCTATATTTTAAATATGGTTTTATTATTCTAATCATCTTATATGCTTTTAAAAAATTTAATTACTGATTTAACTGAATAACATTCTTCTAACCATTTACCTATACCTTCCATATATCCTATTAAATCATCTTCTGTAATTGATTTTATAAAATGATTTAAAGTATTTAATAATTCTTCTTCAGTAGTACCTAAGGGTACAACAGGACATTCATATTTACCTGTTAATTTAAACATTGAGTCTGTAATATTATTTATTGTACTAAATGTAAAGTTTGAAGTAAATAAACTTTCTAATGTAGATACTCCATAACCTCCACAACCTTGAGGCCAAAATTGATCTATATAAAATATTGATTTTTGTTTTTCAGAAATTGAGACAGAATGAGGGATATTAGTTAATACTTTATATTGAAATTTATTAGAATCTAGATGTAGATCATTAATAGTTCTATTAATTATATTAGTACCTTTAGTTTGGGTTTTAGAAGGAATATGTAAAATAGTCCAAGGTTTGTGATTTAATTTTTCTTTAAAAGTAGTTATAAATTTATTATAATTAAAATCAATATACTGGTAGGCATGCATAGGTGCATCATTTTGTTCTTTATTAGATAACCTATATAAATCTATCCCATAAAAATGTTTATGTATTTTTTTCCTTTGAGGGTGATTATTGTAAAAAGGATAAACTTCTCTATAACATGATCCAGGATGCCAAATGCAAAACTTTGCATTAATTTTAAATAAATCAATCCCATAAACAATACTAAATTTTTCTATAGTTTTATACACTAAATGTGGTTGTTGACCTTCCCAAGATTCTTCAGCGAAAATTATTATATCACTTTCTAATAAAAATTGTTTAGATTTTGTAATTTGATCTGCATCGCATTCCTCTACATCATAATCATGTTGGATATTATAATTAAATGGATGTTTTTGAAAACATATTGATTTTGATTCTATATCTTTACTATGTTTATTAAGACAATAAGAGTACTCTGTTAGCACATTTGCAAAATCTATAATGGATAGAAAGCTTATTTTCATAATGTATTATAGTAATTATTTTGTTTTTCTTGCTTTTCTATAGTCTTATCATGAATTAAACACCATTCTTCTTCAGAAGGGAGTTGGGTCATAACTTCATATCCTTCTAACACTTCATGTACTTTATTTTTCCATTTAATATTTTCATGGTTTTTATAGATTCTCCATTGATAGTCAGGAAAATTTACCCAGCCTTTTGGGTTTACATTCCATCTCCATTTTTGTATATGGTCACTTGTAATGCCCTTTACTGTGTTTATTCGAGGAACTAAAAAAACATCTACATTTTGGTTCATTTCTAATACTGAGGGGAGGGTTTTTAATGTAAATAATGTTGGAAGTTCATCTGCATCAATTTGATATATGTAATCCCCCTTACATAAGCTAGTAAGGTAGTTTTTCATATCCGCAAAATGTCCATTGAATTTATAAGGATACCAAGAAAAATTAGAATATGTATTTACTGATTTAGCTCTTAAATAATCTTCTACAGATTTAGTACCGTTTTCAGAATCATATAATACTACAATTTCATCTTCTTCCCTTTTATTATTAATTAAAAATGGAATTAGTCTTTGAATTTCTTGAGATTCATTACATACAGTGATTGCATAACTTACTTTCATATATGGAATATACGAAGAATATCTTAATCTTCCACTGGTTCTTTAAACATTCCTATAGAATCTAGGGCTTCTATAAAGTCACTTTCATCAAATTCTTTAATAGTGTCCATGTCCATTCTCCATTTATAATATTCTCCTTTTTTATGAGGATTAGGATATTTTTCTTTGTCTTCGTCTTTAACTGGGACCGCATGTACAGCTGCCCATTTCCAATTATCTCCACTAGAACCATTAGCAAATACCATTCCTTTTTCTGGAATGTTAATTGTAGAAGGCATCCAAATCATCCCATCTTCATCTTCACCCATTAATTCCTTATATAAATTAGGAAGTAATTCAATTTGCTTATTATAAAACTCTTCATCTTTTTTCATTAACGAATTAGATTGAAAACCACACCCATAACAGAAATGATTTTTTATCTTATCATTTACTTCAGTTACATAACATGCATCTGATCCACAACGTTTACATACTATTAATTTATCTACGCTCATGCTTTAACTTTTTTAAGATTTGGTAATTTTAATTCTGGTAGTTTTTTCTTAGGGAGATTTAATTTTGGTAGTTTTAATTCAACTTGGCTTGTTAATTTAGGAACATTTCTATTTAAAGTATCTTTTAATTGTTCAACCATTTTTTCAAATGAAAAATTACTTCTACTAAAAAATCCTTGTCTATTAGCTTTGTTTTTATAATTTTTATAATTATTAAAAACATCATTTAAAAAGAAACCCACATTACCTAAATCAACCTTAAACCATTTAGACCCTTCTATAATCCATTCATTTTTAGCTGTTGGATGGACATCTTCTAATTGCCCTCCACATAAAGGTACAAATTCAGGATTTAAAAAATCAACATGACCCGACCAATTAGTACTAATAATAGGTTTATTTGTTAAGCTAAATTCTAATAAAGGCCTACCAAATCCTTCTCCTTTAGTAAGATTAATCATAGCCTTTACCTTAGGATGATTGTACAATTCACTCATTTCTTCATTTGTAAATTCTCCATGAAGTAAATAAATATTAGGTAATTTATTACTTGGGACAGATTTTTTTATTTCATGTATCTTCCTAAGAATTTCTCTCCTATCCATATAAGATGAAACTGAACTACTACATTTCATAATAAGTGCTGGGGATTTTTTCTTATTTTTAAAATTTTCTAAAAATGCCTTAATCATTAAACCAACATTCTTTCTATCGTGTCCTATATCACCTTGCATCCAATGTCCTACAAATAAGTAAGCAAAACTTTCAGGTATAGATTTTATATCATCATAAATATCTTCACTTTCAAATACATTATGAGGTTTATATAATTCTAAATCTGCACCCTCAATTAATACTTCAATTGGTTTTATTAACTCTAAAGGATGTTCTTGACCAGTTTGAGGATTTTTACCTGTAAATTTAGCTTCTTTAAATACATTTTTAGAATGTTCAGATGAAACTAAATTTAAATCCATTCTATTTAATCCTTCTATCCATTTAGGGTTTGGAATTGTAGTTTCAATACCCGCAGTTAAACCTATATTATATTGGCCCACAGGTTGAAATTCACTTGGGATGGTATGTTGACACCAAATATCTGGTTTTTGTGGAATAGTATTATCTTTAATTATAAATTTATCTAAAAATTCCCATTCAGGATTATCTTCAATAAAACCCCAAGGACAATTACCCCACATTTGAGGTAATATTTTAACTTCATATTTATCTAATTCTATTATGGCTTTAACAAAATCTCTTGCTCTAGCTCCATACCCACTGTAAGTATCAATTGGGCAGCTTATGTAAAATGTATTTTTCATTAGTAAACTAAATTATGGTTTAATGTTCTTACTTTATATTCATTACTATTTAAGAATTCATATCTTTCTCTAGGTTCCCAAGTGTTAAATAATTTATCTGTATATTCTATAAATCTTTTACCTTGATAATCCGATGTAAATCCAGCTTCTTCTGATAATGCCCATTCTCTACCTTTCATTCCTCTTGATTCTCTTTCTTCAGATGACATTTCATATAATTCTTTCATCCTTTCAGTAGCATCCTCAGGTTTGCATCGGTCATCCCAAATATATGGCGTTATAGGCGAACCTTGAAGCGATCTACACGCGGGAAAAACAGGAAACGCCCACTCACCATGGGTTTCATATTTACGCGTGTTATTCGATGGTATTTGAGGTGAAGGTGTAAACCATTTTCCGTTTTCATCAATAAACCTCATTTGATCTTGCATTCCCCCTGTAACATTAGCTATAATTGGAGTTCCTGATAATAAACTTTCGGTTAATGCTAACCCCCACCCTTCATTAGATGTTAATAAAATAGTAGCATCTGCTATATTATATAAAGAGCCCATCTGTTCAGTATTTAAATGTGCATTAATAAAGAAAATATGGTTTACCCAACTATCACCAAATAGATATTCACATACTGCTATTAAATCAGTCCCATTATTATCTATTGGTTGGGTTTTCATCATAAGGCAACATTTATCAGCTTTTTCTTTAGGTAATGAATCTAAAAACATTTTAAATGCCCATATAGTATCCGATATTTGTTTTCTTCTAATATTTCTAGAATTAAAAAGTATTTTAAAATCAAATTCTTTACCATTAAATATATTCTTTTCCATTTCAGAAACTAACTTATCTTCTTTAGCTCTGGGTTTGAATATTTCTTCATTAATTCCATGTGGGAGATATTCTATAACCTTATCTTTTACATTATCTCCTAAAACTATTTTATTAATGTTTACTGTTTGTTTTGATATGCCATATAGAGCATCACATGACTCGTAGTATTCTTCATTATATTGAGGGGCAGGATAATCATCCCAAATGTTAAGATATATAATAGGAATTTCCTTTCTAATTTCACTCTCAATTTGAAATACAAACTGGAAATATCTAGGGTCAGTAATTAACATTAAAGCATCAGGTTTTTCTTTTTTTATCATATCCCTTACAATCCTACTATCTCCATACCCATCTTGGGGATATAAGATAACTGAAGCATCTTTTAAACCATGTTCTTTTTCCATTGTAGAGGATAAATCAATAGTTTTACCTTTGTCTGGGTGTTTAACTGCTCCTGCCATTTGAACCCAGTTATAATGATGAGCAGATTTTAAAACTATTTCCTTCCCAATATGGGCTATCCCTGAGTGGACTCTAATATCATCACATAACAAAAGGATTTTTTTCCTTTTATTTTTTTCAATGTAACCTTCTTTTGACATATATTATTTATTTTTCTATTAATTCTAAATTTGTATGGTTGCTTATTTGTTTTCTAAAATCTTCATCTGTAAGATATAAATAGATTGCACGATCTGAAAGTTTTTGAAATGAAAATTTCCTTCTTACACATTGAATTTTAAACTCTTCAAACAAATCACTTTTTACTTTTACACTTGTTAGTGTCATATTTTTATTAGCCATTTTCTTATATTTTTATATTTATACATACGTATTATAAAGATCTATTCTTTGTACCAGGACATAAATCACTACCGTGATACGGACAAAACCTACAATTATTGGGGTTAGCCAAACTAGGTTTGTAAGCTTTCTGGTTGTATTCATTCCCAATAAATACATCTTTTATAAAATCATTTAATACATTTGTAGCTTTATTAATTGTTGTTTTTCCATGAGAAGGGATAAATTTTTGTATTCTTTTTTGTGGATAATCTCCATCTTCATAAACTTTTCTTCTAACTATAAAAAACTCAATATCAATATTTTTTTCAGGGATTCCAAACTGTTCTGCAAAAAACTTTTTATATAATACTAACTGGTAGTGCTTTATTGCATTTTTGTTTGATAAAGCCCATTTACCCCACCCATTTGTTGATGTTTTAATATCATATATTGTAAATCTATTTAACGTTTCATTATACATTACAATATCAAGATACCCTTGAAATTTAACTTTATTAAACATTTTATTTGGGTTTATTATAATAGGAATCTCACAACCTACTAAATACGTTCCTCTTTTACTAAAAGTTTTTCCCTTATGTTTTTTAAAATAATTAATTATGTTCTCGCCATCCTGGTAGAATTCTTGTAACTCTCCATCTTTAAAAAAATGAATGCTTTTATTTTTCTCATAATCCGATAAGTAATTTTCTTTTAAACTTGTTTTAAAAAAATCTAAAATATCTATTCTATCAGCGGCCGCACCACTTTCTTTATACATTATATCTAAATAATGTTGAAGAGCTTCATGTAATGCCTTTCCAAACACAGCATGCATGCTAGGAGTATAAATTTTATGACCATCTCTATATTGTAGTGCCCATCTATGAGCACAACCATCGTACATTGAGAGTTGAGAAAAAGAAATATTCTTTTCTACAGCATAATTAATTGCCTTAGGAACATAATTTTGAATTTCTTTTACTATTTTAGGAATCTTTTTCATTTATTTTTTCCACTTATCACGCCCAACTAATAAACCAATTATACCATAATTAGCTACATCTAGGAATGTGTCTTCCATTCCTTCACCTTTTACAAAACTTTTTCCATTTACTAATAAGTTTCTTAATCTGGATACTTTATCAGTTAATCTAATTGCCAACCCAGTTAATGAAAATGTTTTATCATTTTCTTTAGTTAAATCCCCACCTAATGAAATATTTTGTAAACCATAATCCATATGTTTACGAGCAAAGGTTTCATACATTTCATCTTGGATTTTTTTAAATTCTTTTGATAGTTCAGGATATTCTTCTTCAAAAATATGCAGTACTTCAAAATCATGTCCTACACAAGGGGATATTGGTTTTTCCATTTTATATAATTTCTTTTGTTGTAAAATATTTTTCTATAGCATATAATCTATCATCGGCTTCTGCTAATAAATTTAATGATTCTGTAGCATCAGCTAAGAAATCATTTGCTGTATGATCACCTATCCCAACTGCTTTAGTTTCTAATAAATCTAAAGCCATTAATGCTTTTTCTTTATCGGCCAATGCTTGTAATTTTAAAGCTGATATAACTTTACTTTTTTTCATTTTATTAATTTTTTATGATCTTTTTCATCAACCCCCATTTCAAATAATATATTTTTTATTTCTTCTAATGGGAGAATGTTAATATAATTATCAGCTTCTGCTAAACCACATTTAAAATAACTAGATATATATTCAATAAGTTCTTGGTTTGATTTTTTATTAAGATTTTTAATATACTTTAAATAAATTTTCTTTTTTGGAATTAATTGTCTATAAATGTTATATATTTGCTTTTTACTTTGTGGGTTAATTTTTTGAACATAATTTACTATTTCAACATAACCCACATACATAGACAAATAACGGTGCATCATATAGGAATTCCACTTTTCCCAGGATTCTTCAGGAATATCATTAACTGGTCGTTTTGTTATTGTAATTTCGTTTAACCAATCAAAGATGTTTCTCATTCAGTATCTTTTACATCTGCAGTTAGATCTTCATACTCTTCTCTTAAATCTGAAGGAATAGTATCTTTTAAAATTTTACCACTTTCTGGGTCAAAAAATACAGGAATTGGCATTATAGCATCTTCATTTGCACCTACTACAAATTTAGAAACTTTTCTTAAAATTACACCTTGTTGGAATATTTTATTCCCACCTACGGTTTCGATTGATGTAGTATTTTTTAAATCTACATTAGGTTGTGCTTGAGTTTGGTTTTGATTCATCTTTATTTGTTTTTATTTTATTTCTATTAATTTAGCTATTAAAGCCATTATGTTTATTTCTTTGTCAATTCTAAATTGTGAATGATATGAGTATTCATTTAAATATACTGTAGCTAACCCTTCATTCCCCGAAGCATAACTTCCAACTTCATCATAAAGAAACCTATATAATTCTTCAAAATCTTTAACATTTGAATTTAGTATAATTTGCCTAATAGTCCTCCAATTAGGTTTTGATTTTTTCAATTCTACTAATACTTCATTCATGTAGTTAGAAGATATAATGACTGACTTGTCTAATATTATCTCACTATCCTTAGTTGATAATTGAAGAGTATTAAGCATTTTTCTTATATCTGGGTGGTGAGAATTTACTATATTCGCAAGATCATTAAGATCGAATTTAGTATTTTCTTTATTTAATATATCTGCTAAATGTCTTGCTACTTCTTGCTTGCTTGGTGGTATTATCTTTAATACTTGACATCTTGATTGTAGTGGGTCAATAATCCTCTCAACATAATTACAAGTCATAATAAAACGTGTACTACGTGAAAATTTTTCAATTACATTTCTTAATGACGCTTGCGCCTGAATTGTAAGGAAATCTGCCTCATCCAATATGACAACTTTAATCTGTCGAAACGAAGCAGTACTTGAGAAAGATGTGACCTTATCCCTAATAGTTTCAATACCCCGTTCATCAGAAGCATTAATATATAAATAATCGCAGTCCAAATTATTAACAATAAGTTTTGCAAGAGTAGTTTTACCTGTTCCAGCAGGCCCGTAAAAAATGAAGTTTTGAATATCATCTTGGTCTAAATAGTTTTGTATTTGGTTTTTGATGTGTTCGTTTCCAACATACTCTTCTAGTGTTTTAGAACGGTAACGTTCAACTAATAATCCGTGGTCTTTATTCATAACGTAAATATACGAAATTGTTTTATAATATCCAAATTATATTCCCTGTTGGAACTCTCCATATAAAGAAAATGTTTTAGGTTCTTCTATTCTTATTTCTTCTTCTGATGTTTTAATAGCATATAGTTTACTATTTAAAGGAGCTAATCTGTATTCACCTTTAAATTTTGTTTGATGGTGAAACGCCTCTAAGGTATCAGTTAGTGTTTTAAATACTTCTTTTTTAGGATCACCAACAAGCACCCACTGATCTCCAGGGGGTACTCTTTTGGCAATTAGTTCATTATGTTCAACTGTTTTAGTACTCATTAGAACATTCCGTTTAATTGTGGTTGATTATTTTCTGATTCTTCTTCTACAACAACACATTCTGTTAATAATACAGTACCAGCTACAGCAGCTGCATTTTCTAATGCTGTTCTTGTTACTTTAAGTGGATCAATTATTCCATTTTCTTTAAAATCTACCATTTTATCTTGTTTAATATCATATCCAGCCCAATCATCACCATCTAATTCTTTTGTAAGAGAATCTATTGTTGAGTTATTGTATCCAGCATTTGATAGTATTTGTTGGAATGGTTTTGCACACGCATTATATACAATTTCAGATCCTATACTTGTTGTAAAGTTACCTAATACTTTTCTTGATTTGTATAATGCTACCCCACCACCTGGAATTATTCCTTCACTTAAAGCCGCTTGGGTTGCATTTAAAGCATCATCAACTCTATCTTTTTTCTCATTCATTTCGGTTTCGTTAAATCCACCTACATGAATAATAGAAACTCCACCTACCATTTTAGCTAAACGGTTTTGTAATTGTTCAGTTTCAAAAGGTGAGTTAGAAGTATCGATTTGACTTTGAAGACTATCTACTCTAGAATTAATTTCTTTTTCTCCACCTTTACCATCAACTATTGTTGTTTTTGATTTTGATACAGTTACAGCACGAGCCTCTCCAAACCAATCCCAACTAAACTTATCTAATTTCATTCCTTTATCTTTATCAAATACTACACCATTAGTTAATGTTGCAATATCTTCTAAAACTAATTTTCTTCTATCCCCAAAATCAGGAGCTTTTATAGCACATACTTTTAATGTACCTCTAGCTTTATTTACAATTAAAGTAGCTAAGGCTTCATTATCAATATCCTCAGCAATTATAAATAATGATTTATCAGTAGCTGATACTTGCTCCAGAATTGGTAATAATTCCTTTACTTGAGTAAATTTATGATCCGCAATTAAAATATAAGCATCCTTTAAAAGACAAGTCATACTATCATTATCAGTAACAAAAAAATGAGATTTATAACCTCTATCTAATTGCATACCTTCAACTGTTTCTAAATAAGTTTCTCCAGATTTAGACTCTTCAATGTGGACTATCCCATCTCTACCTACTTTTTTCATAGCGGATGCAATTAATTTTCCAACTTCAGGGTCATTATTAGCTGATAAAGTTGCTACTTGTTCCAATTGGTCTTCAGATGAAATATCTTCACTAATATTTTTTAATTCATCAATAATTTGTTTAACTGATTTATCAATATCTCTTTTAATTTGGACTGCATTTTTACCTTCATTTAAAGCCGATAATCCTCCATGAATCATCTCTCTAGCTAATAAAGTTGAAGTTGTTGTACCATCCCCGGCTTTATCTGCTGTTTTAATTGCTGCTTGTTTTACTAATTTCACTCCTGTTTCTTCAACAGGATCTTTTAAGCTTATACTTTTAGCTACTGTAACTCCATCTTTTGTGGATTTTACACTTTCATTTGGGGTTGATATTACAGCATTTCTACCGTTTGGTCCTAAAGTACAAACGACAGAGTCTGCTAGGATATCAATTCCTTTAACTAATTTTGCTCTGCCTTTTTCTCCTAATTCAATAATTTTTGACATATTTTTTTTTTAAAATGGTAAATCTTTTTCTTCTTCTTCTTTAGCAATTATTGCTAAAATTTGATTTTCAGGTCCTATGTGGTATTCTTCACCTTCAAAGTTTAATTTCGTAAACCCCATTGTGGGTAATACTACAGTATCTCCTTCTTTTACTTGGGTAGGGACAAAATGACCCATTTGAGTTGTTAAACCTGGTCCAACTGCTATAACTTCTCCTTGTTGGTTTTTTTCATTTCCAAGATCAGGAACTACAATATTTCCAAATGTTTCTTCTTCGGATTCTATTGGTTTTACTACAACAGCATTAAATAGTGCTTTTAATTTCATAACGTATTTATTTTTGGGTTAATATAATAAAAAAAATTCAATAAAACAAGCTTAGGATGACTTCTTTTATTTTATTGTGATTGTTTTTGTGGTGGTTGTTTCTTCAGAAAAAGGGACTGATATTATTAGTAATCCATTTTCCATCTTAGCATCGGCTTTTGATAAATTAAATCGATTAATTACTTTATAACCAAAATTAAATGAACGTTTAGCAATACCTGAATAATAATATTCTCGGTTTGGTGGTTGTTCATTTTTGTTAATATAACTAATTCTTAAAACGTCTCCTTCAATAGCTAAATTAATATCCTTTTTAGTTAACCCAGTACAAGCTAGTTCTAAATGAAGTCCTTTAGGATCTTCATAAACATCTACTGGATGTTTGAGTTTTACTGTTGTTAGAGGGTTAAATGGGGTTTCGGCTTCGAAAAAGTTTCTGACAAGAATGTCAAAAGGGGTGTGTAATCGTCTGGCTAGACCAGGGTCTATTTCTCGTAATAGTGTCATAATTCTAAAATTTATGTTTTTAATATAATACTCGGCTCCCAATTTGGTGAGCTGTTTGTGCATCCTAAGCTTGCATCAATACATATATAAGAAGAAAGGAAAATCAATAAATTATCTTTAAAATTCATCTTCTACTTTTCTTACAATAAAATATTCACTAGTAGTATTTTCAGAAGTAAAATTAAGTTTCATTAATCCCGTACTAGTTAAATGGATTTCTCCAGTATCCATATCTTTATTAGCGTACAATATAGATTTAAATAATTCTGAGTTAAATGGCATTTTAACCCCCAGTTCTGTTATCTCACCGGGCAGTTGGTAAGTAATTTTACTGTCAAATTCTTTAACATCCCCAAATACAAATCTACATACGTTATCCCCATCATCATTCGTAACAGTTTCTACAAACATATTATCTTCTTCTCTTAATGCATTCTTAGCTTTAATTAAGTTTTCTAGATCCTCTACTTCTAATGGTATTCTATTTTCCCATTTAGGGATATTAACTGTACCTACTTTATCAATTAATAAAGGATCTCCTAACCTATATGTTAGATTAAAATTTGGATCTGATATTTTTAGCTTTGTTGGGATCAAATGGTTTTTTTCTAATTCTACTATTAAATCCCCATTAGTAATAGAAATTAAATTTTGCAATTTTTTAGTATCAAAAATAGATAAATCACAATTTTCTAATTCAAATTCAGTATGTTCAACACTCCCAATAACTTCTTTTGAAGGATCCATAAAATCAATTAGTACTGTATTATTTTTAATACTCCAATTAACTGATTGTACTATACCTAAATGGTATTTATTTATAATACTTTGTAAAACTAATTTATTTATCATAAGTTGAAAAATGTTTGTTGGTAAGGGTTTAAATTTAATGACCATTCTAAATCACTATAAAAACCTTCTAATTTATTTAATAATACACTTTCAAAAATTTTCTTTCTATCTGCATATTCCTCAATGAATGTACGCATTTTATCTGGGTAATCCCACTCTAAAAGAGCAATTGCTTCAATATTATATGGGTTTGTTTTTAAATAAATCCATTTAATTTTATCCCCTTGAGCTATTTCACTATGTACTCTATGTAGATTCCAAAATCTTAATAAATCATTGTAAATAATAGTAGCCTTAACTGCAGCAGGGGCGCCTTTACCTATTTTAGAAAATATTTCTCCCGATCTCGCTTTACGTTCAGTATATTTATTTAACTTTTTTACTGATGTAGGGTTAGCTAAATCTGATAAAGGGATAGTTCCATCTAATATATCGGTTCTAAATTTCTTTACTTTAGCATCTAGTATCTCCTTATCAACCCCCTCTAAAGAACTTAAAACTAATTCTTTAAAAAATTTACCAAATTTAGGTGGGAAGTTAGCTTTTTTAAATTCTAAACCTTTAATATCAAACTTATTAGTTTTAATACCTTCTTCTCTAGTAATGTATTGTGTATACCTTCTAGTAGCCCTAATATAACCTGATCTTAATACACATTCATTTTTAAAGTCAATTCTTTGATTTTCAGGATTATGTTGATTAAATGATTGTTTAGTTATTTGTTTTAAAATTGGACCTACCATAGTTTGACTTGCAATAGCTAACTTTTCTGTTAAATCATCCTTCTCTTCATTTGACATTTTATCAAAATTAGGGTGGAGTTTCTTTAATAAAGGTTCTGCATGGAAATAATTACTATCAGTATCTATATAGACACAATAATTATTTTTTTCTTTATCACATACAAATTCAGGTGTATCCTCTAAGTGCTTCATTTAATTGAATTGTATAAGTTGTACTTTAAAATTAATTCCATTGGTCTGGGTTGTGGGGTTTTGCTGGTTTTTCCCATTCACCTTTACTATTTCTTAATTGTTTTTCTGATTTCTTTATATCAAATACATAATTTCTAACTTTAAGCTTCCCTCCTTGCTTTAGCATTTTTCTAAAATGAAGTTCTTCTTTTTCATTAAAGTCTTCTGCTATTTTTAGAATTTCTTCTTTAGTCATTTGAACATCATTTAAATAAATAGTATGTTCTTTCCTTATTGATTGTTTACTTAACATAATTCTAATTTTATTTTATCTTCCATTACATCATTAAAATAATCATTTATGGCTTTAGCTGAGTCTTGGATTAATCTTTGACCTGTTAAAGTAATTGATTCTGCTAATAGAATATTTCCATATCTAAAAGCACCAAGAGCAGTAGCACCATATAAACTATTTAATAAAATCTTCATTGTATATTGCTTCATATGAAGTTGAGCTGCTAATTCTTTATTACCTGATTTTTTAGCTTCTTTCATTTGGTTCTTATACATAACCCTTTCATTAAACCATTTTTTTAGAATAGTTGATAATACTGATTCAGTTTTAGAACTAAACATAACACCATTTGCTGATATAGTCCATTTATTCTTTTCAATATGATGTATTAAATCCTTAACTTTTAAGGGGCGAGTTATCCCATCCTTATTGTTTTTATAACTAATAATACTTAATTCTTTATTTGAATCCATTTGTTTTAAATCTGATAGGGCATATCTACAATTCCAAACTTCTTTACCTTCATAATTAACCTTTTTTTCATTAAAGGGTAAATCAACTCTACCTACCATAGTTTCATTTCCTATATTTACAGTCATTATGATAGTAGGATATAGTGAAGTGAAATCTAAATCAAACATATTATTATATATTCCTGCTTTAGGGCAAAATAAATAACCACCTGCATATGAAGGTTTATTACCATTTGGATCCCTTGGGGGCATTTTACCTTTTTTAGGTGGGATTATTCCTTTACCTAATAAGTAAGCAGATATAGCACCATCTTGTGTTTTAGTATTTGCATATACTTCCTCATAATTATGTTTACCCTTATGAGATAGATTTTTTACTAAAGAAATATATTCTAACTTTTTATTAAGTTCAACTAATATTTCAACATCACGAAAATTGTATTGAATAAACTTATCAATGTCAGTTTCATATAATCTATCTAAATTTCCTTCATAATCAACTTTCCCGAGTTTAACGTATTTTTCTCCTATAGCCTGCAGACGCATTGAAGGTTCATCGGCCCACGAAAATTTAATGTGTAAACGCATATAATCTAATGATTGTACACCACATATCTGTAAATATTGTCCTCCTCTTTCAGTTATTAACCAAGGTGTTTCTCTAATATACCCAATTGGTGAGAAATATTTAGTAATATCTTTACCTAAAATTTTATTACATCTATGAACTAAATAAGGAATATCAAAATAATCACTATTCCAACCTACTATAATATCAGGTTCAATTTCATTCCATTTAGTTATAAACTTACTAAGTAATTCTTTTTCATCACTACAAGATGTAATTATTTTATTTTTAAATTTTTTACTTGATATCTTATTATCTGGGTCTAAAATAAGACAACCCCATTCATCCCCCATATCATCGTAATAGGCAATAGATGTTACTTTTTTAGGAGCAGACCTAATATATTCAGGTGTTAGGGCATCTCCCATTTCAGTTTCAATATCAAAGTATAATATTTTATGAGTAGTAGATGTTTCATCATTAGTACCATATTTTTCAATTAAGAATTTTTGGTAAGGAGGCATATCATGAAAATGAATACCCTCAGATTCATTATTCCAATCAAGAGTCTTCATTAAAGGTTCATTTTTTAACCCTATATGTGTTGCCTTTGATTCATCACATTCTTTATAAGCATGGTTCCTCCAATTTTCAATTTTTTCATGGCCCTCATCTGTCCATAAATCAATATTAAAAGAATTAAAACCTGATTTTCTTGCAAAACATTTTTTAAACATTATCTAATTCCTTTTGTGTAAAGAATTTAGTTAAATTAGGCCTAAAGTAATTTATTGATTTCATTACTTTACGATCTCTTGTTCTATAAACAACAAATCTAGTTCCTACCTGTTCAAAATGACATGGCTCAGCTTGTTCTTTAGCACGGAGGGTGACAGTTTCCATTGCTTCTTTCTCAGTGAGGCAAGACTTAGACATATTTGATTCTTGTACTTCTTGATAGGCTGGCCATATCTTATCCTTAAGGCCATGTAACATGGTGCCGTTCCCAAGGGAAACATAAGCAATATCACACAAAGCATCCAAAACTTCCACGATGTCTCCGTTTTCGCAAGCTTGTCTATATTCTTCCAATTCTTCAAGTATAAAGTCGTATACGAATTGCCATTCTTTTTTTTCCGGTATTGTTGGTTCATAATTATTAGGTTTACCAAACGTTCTATTGAATTCTTCTACTTCGTTTACAAAATCAACATCCGTTTGCATTTCAGGATAGAAATCTAATTGTGTTTGATTGACATCCATTCCTGTTAGTTCCTTATAGTAAGGATTTATTTCCCCAGTTTGGGGATCATATTTAGGTACCTGATATACTGTATCTTTAGTTTGTCGGTACTCATCTAGTGATCTATTTCTATTCATAACTTATATATTATGCCCTCCGTTGTTAATCTTTAGGCTGTCAAAAAATTCTTTTCTAGCTAAATTGTCATTTTCTCTAAACACACCTGAAGCTTTAGTTGTAACCATTGCTGCTCCTTGATGTTTAACTCCTCTACAGCTAACACAATTATGTGTTCCTACTATAGTAACAATAACACCTCTATTACCTTCTGTAATCTTATCTACAGCATTGTGTATTGCTGATGTTAATTGTTCTTGTATTG